AGCGAGTCGCGGGTGACAGCTAGCGCCCGCTTTCGCATCATAGAAGGCGACGACTTCAGCACGAGGACTTCCGGCCTGTACCTCAGCTCACCCAAGTATCGTAACCTTTACGTTGTGCGGGATCGTGCTCTTGTCTCTGGCTCTATTCGGGATCAAAGCCATATCGAGACAAAGGAGCTAGATACCGAAGTAGGCGGCCTGTCAGTCACCCAGATCCACACCTCGCCCGAGGAACGCTCTAGCATGGCGTGGGGAGCGAGGACAAACGCCGCACGCTGGAACCTGTTGTATTGGCTGCACACACGCCGCGGGCGTTTTAAGTCGTTTTGGTGCCCGAGTTGGAATAGCGATCTAGAGCTTCGCAACACCATCAATCCCGCCGACACGTCGATCACTGTCCTAGGTGCTGAGGTGCCCTCGGCAACGTTCCCCATCGATCTATTCTTGCTGAAAAGGAATGGCGAAAGCTATTGCTTTAGGGTCACAGGGGCAACGTATACGGGCGGCGGCTTGGAGGTGTTGACTCTAGATGAGGCTATAGGTGTCACCATCAACACGTGGGAAGTAGAGGCGATCTGTTTTTTGAGGCGCGTCCGCTTTGATGCCGACCACATAGAACTTCGCCACACTAGTAACAACCAGGTCTATGTCACAGCCCCTATAGTTGAGGTGCCATTATGAGTTATCAAGTCAAGGACGAATCCGAAGAGTCAGGGCAACCCGTCCTGCTATACGAGATCTCAGTGGGCACGACCTATTACCGCCTCACGGATAGAACAGAGGCGATAACTCGCGACATCGGCGGGCAGGCTAAGGAGTTCCTACCCGCTGTGATTGTACCTGATAAGTTTGCCCAATCGAACGACATCGGAAAGGACGTGCTCGCTGTAAAGATAGCTAAGGACTCTGCGCTAGCCTTGGAGTTCCTTGACGGAACACCTGACGCTGTGATCGGCGTTACCGTGTTCCGAACCTTCACAGACGAGTCAGAGACGCTACTTTACTGGCAGGGTAGCGTCTCTGAGGCTGATTCAGATGACGAGGGGCTAACACTCAACTGTGCGCCCCTCTTCGCTCGACTCAAAGAACAAGGCCTGCGGGCGCTCTACATGTCGACGTGTAGACATCAACTCTATGACGACTTCTGCGCCCTCTATAAGGAAAACTTTGCTACGAATCAAAACGTGTTCGCCTGCACTGGCGACACTGTGCGCATTAGCGCATTCTCTGCTAGATCTGGCTACTGGGTTGGGGGAACCATTAGCTATAACGGTATCGAGAGGACAATCCTTAACCACACGGTAGCGCAATCGGGCGATCTGTTGAAGCTGACCCGCCCTATACGTTCCCTGACTGTTTGGTGTAGTCAGCACGCGGGCCAGTCTGCCGAGGTTGTTCTGTATCGTGGATGTGATCACACCTACGCCGCCTGTAAAGAGCGCAGCAATGCCGGGCGCTTTGGGGGCTTCCCCTGGTTTCGTAGGCGTAACCCCTTTACCACTTCGATCATTGCGTAGGAGCTGAACCAATGGAATGGATCGCCGCTGTTGCCCTCGTGTCCTTTATCGGGCTCTACCTATTAACGCCAAAGCCGAAGCCGCAGATCGATAGCAAGCCCGGGGCGATCACAGCCCCTCTCTGTGAAGAGGGCTTACCTATCCCCGTGGTTTTTGGAACGGTATGCCTGCGTGAGCCTAACGTTGTGTGGTGGGGTGACATGCGGATCGTGAGGCCAAGCAACTACCCGATTCGCTATCACCTGTCCATCCACATGGCCCTTTGCCATGGCGAACTGGATGGTGTTCAACAGGTTTTCGCAGGTGAGAAACCACTGATCACTGAGCCCCTATTTGGAAACCAGACCTACTACATTGATAAATATTACGCCTTTGGCGGTCCACTACAGGGCGGCGGGGTCGTGGGTAATGCTTACTTTGATATGGGCGGCAGGTGTACAGTCAACGGGCCAAATAGTGGGGAAGCGGGGCTAGCCGCCACGTCCAACGGCGAGTCCGACGGCAAAGGCCCGGGATACTATGGGATCGCCTATGTCGAGATGAAGGACATACAGGTAGGAACAAACCCTAACATCAACCCCTTCGCTTACGTTGTTCAGCGAATACTGAAGGCGCAAGGCGGCCGTGAAGAGCAGTGGATGCCGCAGATCGCCGCCATTGGCCATGGCTGCACAGCAGAGAAAGCGTGGGCGGTAAAGGGGGGCGATAGCACCTCAGAGCCCGTGGGTGCTACCGTGGACCAGATGCGTGTGTGGTTAGCTGACAACATGCCGGATGATGACGAATACGAGGAGGGGTATAGAGAGGGGCTAGGCAACCTAATGATGCCCGCAGGATCCGAGGGCGTCGCTGTCCCTGCGGGCCTCCCCTCCCCGATCATCCCGTGGGACGATTCCGCGCATATGTGGTTCAAGCAGGTTGTTAACATCGACAGGGAGAACACGGGGAGCCCACTGTACTTCTACGTCAACAGTCCGCAGCAGGTTTGGGTCTGGATTGATGGGTACTATCAGGGGAAAAACGATCCCGATGTCGACAATGGTGCCGTCAACCTCCCTTTCGTGGGGGCGCCTGTCTATTCTGACGACACCTATAAAAAAGTAGGCGGGGCAGGCAAGCACCTAGTGCATATCTACGCCCTAGATCAAGATGACACAGGAGAGGGTCATTACATCTACGCCCGCGTAGTTACAACACCTGTGCTTGCTGGGCAAGTGGACGCCGCCACGCTCTACAATCGAAAGGACATGAACCCTGCCCACATCATTCGGGAGTGCCTCACAGACAAGATATGGGGTAAGCGCTTCCCTATCGGAGTGATCGGGGCCTCCTTCTATGAGACTGCCCAAACCCTGTACGCTGAGGGGCTAGGAGCCTCTCTGGCGTGGACAAAGCAAACCACGATAGAGGACTTCGTCAAGCGGGTTTTGGAACTCATCAACGGGAACCTCTACCAGGATCGTTACACTGGCATGTGGGAACTGAAGCTAGTTCGCGATGACTACAAAGTCGAAGACCTGTTGACCATAGACGACGACTGGGTCGTCAACATCGAAAGCGTCAACAGAAAGGCCCTAGGTACACTGACAAACCAGGTGGTTGTAAACTACACTAGTGCCTTACTGGGGGACACAGCCGCCGTTAGCGCCATGGACGCGGGCCTAGTCTCTGCACAGGCGGGGATCACGAGTGAGACGCGCGACTATGTAGGGGTGACTACGCATGTCCTGGCGTCGAAGCTGGCGATCCGGGATCTGCGGGTGCTGTCCACGCCTTCGACTACCTGCACCTTTACAGCGGGGCGCAAGGCCTCACGGCTGCAACCTGGCCAGGCCTTCATACTACACAAGCCATCCCACGGGATCCTGAACCAGGTAATGAGGGTAGCTGAGATAGAGTTTGGGAACGGAAGAACAACAATTGTGCGCATTAAGTGCGTTTCGGATAGCTTCATCGCGGGTGACTTCATCCTCTCACAGCCTGAGGGCTCGCCTCAGGTTGATCCAGCCAGCAACCCCACGGATACGGCGGACGATCCTGGTAGCTCCCCTGAGGACAGCTTTGCTTCTACCTTCGTGGCCGCCCGCCTTTCCGACAAGGCGCTCAAGCGCGAGGTCGATGGTGTATTCTGCAACGGCTATGGCTGTGCCGCGGGGATTATGGAGTCCCTGGGGTGGGTGCAGACAAGCCCAAACGAGTGGCGGGCGCCCGATGTCGGACCCTTCTACCTGGCGCAGGCGGGGATATCCGGACCCTATGATGGGCAGCGTATCGCGGTCGTGTCCTCCACGGCACTGCCTCCTGGACAGTGGCGCTATACGGGCATCTACACCGTTGTTACGAAAGGCTACGATATAGTTAACAACAGCTACGTCCCCTGTAGAGCCATAATTAGACGTGCTGAGGATATGGACACCTCAGAGGATGTAGAACACGGGTGCGTCTTCCACATCAGCAGTCAAGACAAGTGGTGCAGGCTGCTGACAAGCCCTGAGGGCCTCGTCCTTAATGGAACGGATCTATCGTGGGAGTTCCTAGACACCTATTCCGCGGCTACGATAACCGACAAGCTGCTTAACGCCGCCGATGCACAATCGGCCGATGGCGTCGGCAGTAGCCTAGATATGCAGGCAGTAGACGGTGATCCTGGCCCTTGGATCACCTTCAAAACGGGCGAGTTTCCCGCCGCCACGATGCCCGCGGGTGCTTTCCGATTTGATGTCAACGTTGAATTGAAGCAAGGCGACCCATTCAAAACCTCGCGTTTTGAATGTCAACTGTGCGTCGATGATGATCCCAACAATCCAACGGTGCTAGCTACGAGAGAGACAGACGCAATACGGAACATGACTCTAGCTGTAGTAACAGCTACAGTTCACACAACGGCGGCACAGGATCTTCTAGGGAAGGGCCTTGTTTATCGCTTCCGACTCGTCACAGACAGCACCGATACGATCATCGTCGGCGTGGCGTGGGGTGATAGCAATTACCAAACGCGTGTGATGACCCCTCTTTCCCTCGTGGATTCCTCCTTTCAAACAGGGATCGATGAGTTCCTAGAAGCCTTTGGCCCCTCCTCGCCTCTGAAAAGCCTTAGTGTTATTCATCGCAGGGATGACAGTGGTTATCTAGCTGTGGATATGGATGTTCTGGCGGAGTCACACCCCTACGCGCCCTTTGTCGAGGCTACGACAGTGGCCGAGATCATAGTGAATGGAAGCGGCGAAACGGGCGGAAGTGACGGCGGGGTGCCCACAGGATGGACCGCGGAAAACGGCGCTTGCGTGTGGACATACGCCAGTCAAGCACATGGGGAGCTAAGTGCTGTGACCAATCCCGCAGATCGGGGTTTACACTTTTTCACGGGAGGTCTTGCTAGCGAGGAGTCGACGCTAGTGCAAGCCCCTGTTGATTTCATGGCGCGGGCGGTTTCTGTGGATGCCGGCGCGGCTACTTGGGCGGCTAACGGCTGGTTCGGCGGTTACAATGAACAGAATGATCACGCTTATCTAGAGCTAGTCTTTAAGGATGAGGACGGCGAGATCGTAGGCACGGGGCAGATCGGCGGGGTAACGGCGGCGGATCGCTCTAGTGTATCTACACTGTTGTATAGAGAGGGCACGGGGGCTATACCTGTCGGGGCTAGATCGGTTGTGGTTCGGTTTCGATCCGTGAGAACAGAGGGCACGCAAAACAACGGTTACGCCGATAAGCTGGCCGCTTCGCTACTTTTTGGCGATGCCCACCTTGACCGCGCACCCGGTACAATCACAGCGGAAGTGGATCCATCGGATAGGGAATCCGTTTCGAAGCTGTGGCTGCGTTCGGCGGCTTCCGTGACGGGGTGGGTGCAGCTATGGCCGCTGGCCACGGTTAGTGACGCTGGGGTGGCCTTTTCGGATGTTACAACGGGCAACACCTCTACAGAGATGCACGGCTTCGCCCCTAAGCTACCAGGGGGAACTAATAAGTTCTTGCGGGGCGACGGGACTTGGGCGGAGGTATCCGGATCCGCTTCCACGGCGGCCATGGTCACCGCCTACGAGGTTGATCTATCCACGCTAGCCACAGCAAACCTTAAGACAGGCGGCGATGGCGTCAAGACGATAGACGGAAAGCCATGGACGCTAGCCAATTCCGCCAACGGTCAAGCCGTTGCGGTTAATGACGGGACACACGCGGGAATCTACTTGCGCGCATCCACTGCGAACACGGATGATTACACCACCACTTATAATGGGGTTCGGCTTGTGGCCGGACTGTCGGATCTTTCTGGTATCAAGCTCCGGGATACTACTGAGTTCTGGCTGTGGGTTATGTTCTCACAGCCACATGTCCCCGACTATAACTATGAGTTTGCGCGGTTAGGCGTGCAAATGCTCCCCGCTTTGCCTGATACCGCCGGCACGTATCAGCGGATAAGCCTCATACGCGGCTTCAATGCAGCGGTGTCCACGGGCATCGAGTGGAGGGCGGGAGGAACATCCCCCGCGGCGCCCTCTACAAAGTCTATGCATAGCGTTGACCATGACGTCTATGCTTTCCGCCTGCTTAGTAACATGCGGGCGGAGTGCTACGCGGGGGCAAGTGTTGCCGGAGCATTCCCCGCGATTGCCGATTTACAGCACGTTATTGACGTTGCTTTCGGGACTGCGGCGGGCGGCTACGTAACGCCAAGTATAGCGGCAAGCGGTACAGCCACACAGCAGTGGGGATTCCACTGTAACGTGGCCACTGTCAACACGCGGGGGAATGCCGATCTTCTGCTTAGGAAGTTGCGCATACAGTACAAGGTCTAGGCGGCCAGGGCGCGGCATTCGCCCCAATTAGGCCCTATCTCGCCCTCGGCAATGACGGGCACGCGAAGGGGGATCGCAGTTTCCATAACGTGTTTCATCTCTCGGAAGGCTTCCGCCTTACCCCCGGGGTCTGAGAAGCACAGCTCATCGTGTACGGTCAAGCGGGGGACGCCTGTAGCCGCAAAGATCCCGCCGTAGTAGCATTTGTAAAGGGCCACCTTCAACAGATCGGCGGCCGTTCCTTGCAGGCGCCTGTTGAGTCCCACATAGCCAAAGGCCCTCACGAGGTTTGTACCGTAGACCCTCACGGCTTGCTGATAGGGGAGGGGCTTAGCGTCCTCGCTATGCTTCCCCTTTGGTTCCCACAGGTCAAACCGTGAGCGGCGGCCTAGGATCGTGGTTATGTAGCCCAGCCGCTGAACCTCTTCCGCGGTGGCGTTCATGGTGGCTTTGACGAAGGGCAGGGCGTTGTGGTAGGCCGCAAACAGCACCTTAGCGGCAGCGATCACCATGTGCAGGTGACCGGCTAGGGAGTCCTCGCCCATACCGAACACTAAGCCGAAGTTGATGCCTTTGACGGGCTTGCGCCACTTCTTTCGTAGTTCCTTTGTTGAGATGTCCCAACCCGCCGCAGGCCCTACAAGAGCGAGACAGAACTCGTGAAAGTCTGTTTTTGGATCTGCGTGGTACTTCGACCGGGCCTCGTCTGCACCCCTGCCAACGGCGTAGTGGACCAGCCCGCGATATTCGATCTGTGAGTAGTCGTATTTGCGCCAAGCCTCGTGACCCGGATCGGGGATGAAGAGGGACCGCAGGATCGGTCCCCACACGTCATCTCTAACGGGTATGTTTTGCAGGTTGGGGCGTGCAGAGCTAAGTCTTCCGCTACGGGTTCCGTTGGCGTCGGCGCGAAGCGGGTGGAATGAGCCGAAAACCTTGCCGCCCACGTGGCCGTTGAGGATGTAGCCCTCTACAAATGTTCCGCGGAACTTTTCGTATTTTCGGCAGTTTATGATCTCTGTAGCTATAGGGTGGTCTACAGACTCTAGATCCTCGTGCTCAAAGGATGGGTTTCCCGCCTCTGTGTATTTGATGGGTAGGCCGTGGGCCTTGAACGCCCGGGCGATGCTGGCGGCGCTGTTTGTCTCGACTGCAAACCCCGCCACCCGTAGCAGCCTCTCTCGTGCGGCTTGCTCTTCCTGCACGAGGCGATCCCGCACTTGTTCAGCCCTCGGGATGTTGACCGACACGCCAGCAAAGCGCATGTCTACGAGGAGGGGAATCAACGCGCACTCTAGGAAGAATAGGTCTAGAAGGCCTTCGCTAACTAGTCGCTGATACTGTGCGCCGATCACCTGCAAGGGGATCATGGCGTCGGCCTCCGCATAAGGTCCTACCAGGCGCCCGGGCGCCCTGTAGATGTTCTCGCGTTGATCGTCCCGCTTGCCGCCGTAGCTTTGCCAGCACCAGTCATATAGCGCATTGGTGACCTTGCCGTGTCCTAGGTACTTTTCACCTAGGACACCTAGCCCAACCTTCCCACGTTCTTCTAGGAGGGCCTCGGCAAACTGAACATCTACCAGGCGCCCGGCAACGTTAACGCCCTCGTCTCTCAGGGCTCCAATGTCGTATATGAGGTTGGCGCCGATCTTGTCCTGGTAGGGGTTGCTAAGGCTATCTCTAGCCCATGCTAGGACGTGAGCGGGGTCTAGGTTGTGTTCCGGCTCTACCTCGTGCCGAAAAGGGAAGTACCACGATTGACCGGGAACGGCCACAGACAGCCCCACTAGATGCCCGTCACCTCGTGCCCAGCCTGGCCCGTGCTTTAGGAGGTGCAGATCCTTGCGCTCGACATCCAACCCGATGAAGGGGGCGCTAGACAGGTTGGGGAAGTATTTAGGCACCTCCCAACGTGTGGAAGGGATCGGCGCCATAGGGCGCTCACGGGTGAACTTCGTTAGGTCGCCAGGCCAGAAGAAACCCACGCCTACACCTTCCCGCTCTTTCCAGCTATCGCCCCTCGGGCGCCCTCGCCCATGAAGGCGGCGGGTGCAGGATAGGCGCCGAGATCGGCGTGGGTGGCGAGATCTCGTAAAGCCCGCAACTGTGAGAGGCTCCAACGTGACGCGGTCATGGGCAAACCGTCCAGTCTGATAGAGGCGGCCGACTCTTTGATCTTAAGCAAAGTAAGGTAACCCATGTCTATAGCTATATCATCAACACCATTAGCAAGCGTAGACAGCGTGTCTAGGGCGTCGAAAAATCCCGATGGTAGAGGGGGTATGGGCGCCCCCGTGGGGATGTGGGCGCCCACGTTAGGCCAGGCGTCGGCGTAGGTTTTGGACATGATCCACGATCCACTCGGGTAGTGTGCCGTAACTGTGGCCGTGGACACAGATAGGGCTACAGGGGCGGCCTTGACCCTTAACACCGCTTCAATGAATGACCGCGGAAGCGTACAAACAACGCGGCTATCCACAGGCATAGCTACCTCAGCTATCGTGACGTTGTTAGTTGCGAGAAGGCTACCGCCTTGCAGGCTTGCGCTACATGCCCAGCGTTTGGAAGTGTCCAGCGACACGAAGGGCAGAACACGCCGAAGGGCGGGGCGAACGTCTTGCGCCAGGTCCACACGGTAACCTGAGGGGAAGGTTAGGGGGACGCCCTCGGGCAAGCAGTCTAAAGCTACGTCAAGGTTCCCGCTGTTGATGGAAAGCCTGGCGCGGTCGGGTGAGAGGGAAAAGCGGGGCGCTTCCTTGCAGGCCTTGATTGCTGCGATGAATAGGGCGCCAGGTACAACCGCGTCCAGGTCCAGGGCTACGGGGGCGCTGAACGTAGCGAACCCGTTGGAAGACATCAAACGCCCCTGTTTGATCACGAGATACCGGAAGGCCTGCACAGGTGACCCGTCGACGATCCCAACTGCTACGAATGAAAGGGCACCGATCATAAGAAAAAGGCCCCCACATTTGTTAGACGTGGGGGCCATCCTTGGCTTGGGTTTACTCCTCGCCCCCTACCACCTCGATAGAAGGCCCGCCCTGATTTTGCGGGGGCCACGTCTGCCCCTGTGGGGCGGGCGGCGGGGGCGGGAAGGAGGGCG